GTTTGAAGAACGCGACTTGCCTGATTTTGCTGAGATACTAACGCCTGATAAAGCATATTGGAAATACATCGAAGATCGCTGTCTGCCTACCGACTATCCTTACTTGTTTCAGCAACACGAACACATTGCACGACATGGTATAGTCGTTCCATTTACACACGATAACACTGTGGTAGGGCACACAACACGTTACATAGACGGTCGTACACCCAAGTACATTCAAGAAATACAACCAGGATATGTATTTGGCACAGACTTGCAAAAAGAATCGTGGCATTATGCAATTGTGGTAGAAGGTGTTTTTGATGCGCTATGTATTGGCGGACTTGCAGTGTTACACAATGAAATAAATCCAGCACAAAATAATTTGATACGCACTTTAGAAAAAGAAATTATTGTTGTACCTGATCAGGACGAGGCTGGACTCAAATTGATTGACAGTGCAGTTGAATACGGGTATAGTGTAAGCATACCAGACTGGCCCCAAGACGTAAAAGATGTTAATGATGCTGTTTGTCGTTACGGAGAGATAACTACACTGCTGATGATAATGGAAAGCCGTGTAAGCGGTAAGATCAAAATTGAAATGGCTCGAAAAAAATTGAAAGCAAAGGTTAAATGAAAGATTATTCACCTGAAGTACAGCAACTATTTTTAGAAATCATGATGCAGGATGCACAAAGTTTCTTGCGTGTGCAGAATATATTCAACAGTGAAAACTTTGATAGACACTTGAAAGAAACTGCACAGTTTATCTATGATCACGCTAATGAACACAAAACACTGCCAGGTCGAGAACAAATAAGTGCTGTGACAGGCATAAAACTACAAGAGATTCCAGAACTCAATGAAGGACACTTGGATTGGTGTTTGCAGGAGTTTGAAGGGTTTACCCGTAGAAGAGAACTTGAACGTGCTATTTTAAAGAGTGCTGACTTGTTGGAAAAAGGCACTTATGAGCCAGTGGAAAAACTGATCAAAGACGCTGTACAGATTAGTCTTACAAAAGATCTGGGCACAGATTATTTTGAAGACCCACGGGGCAGACTTGCAGCACTCAAAGACAACAACGGACAGAATTCAACAGGCTGGCCTGCGCTGGACAAACTGCTGTATGGTGGATTCAATAGAGGCGAACTACAGATCTTTGCAGGCGGATCAGGATCAGGTAAGAGTTTGTTCATGCAAAACTTGGCTGTGAACTGGATGGAAGCAGGGCTCAATGGTGTGTACATTACACTGGAACTCAGTGAAGGATTGACTGCTATGCGTCTTGACAGTATGTTAACCAATACAGCTGCCAAGCAATTGTTTAGAGATCTTGACACAGTGGAAATGAAAGTCAAGATGATGAAAAAGAAAGCAGGTAATCTACAGATAAAATATATGCCAGCACAAAGCACAGTAAATGATATTCGTGCATTCTGCAAAGAGCTACAAATCAAAACTGGACGAGGCATTGACTTTATGTGTGTTGACTATTTGGACTTGTTGATGCCGGTAAGTGCAAAGGTTTCGCCAAATGATCAGTTTGTTAAGGACAAGTATGTTTCTGAAGAACTACGCAACTTGTCCAGGGAAATGAACATATTATTTGTAACAGCATCGCAGTTGAATCGTAGTGCTGTGGAAGAGATTGAGTTTGACCACAGCCATATTGCAGGTGGCATATCCAAGATCAATACAGCAGACAACGTGTTTGGTATTTTCACAAGTAGAGCAATGCGTGAGCGTGGACGCTATCAGATACAAGCAATGAAAACACGTTCAAGTAGTGGTGTAGGGCAAAAGGTAGACTTGGAGTTTGACATGGAGAGCCTGCGTATTCGTGATCTAGGTGAAGATCAGGATTACCAAGAGTTCAAGAAGCGTAGCAGTAGTATCTATGAAAGCATCAAGAGCAAGAGCACAATGACCGGCGAAGAAGCTAGTGCCGCAGTTGAAGATGAACCAGGCAAGATACGAGCTGATGTTGAAAGCACCAAGCTTAAACAAATGCTGGCAGGCCTTAAAACTAATAAATGAATAAAAGTCAATGCACACACCAATTACAAACAGCAGTTAATAAGTCTACACAACTTCTGCCGCATCAACTTTATCTATTGGATAACGTTTTACCAAACGACGTTAGAGCAGAACTTAAACAATGGATCGACGATCCTATCAATGATTTTTACTGGCAACAGATTAAATTTAGCAATAAAACACATGAACGTTATACAGTTAATCTCATTGAAAACTGTGTCATTGAGGACTTGTATAATATTTTTCCCAAGATAACTCCCCAAATCCAGGAGAGATTATCATTACCAAAAGATTGTGAATTTAAAGGACTTTCTTTGTGGCGTGATTTAGCTGGATACCACATGGATGGTCATACAGATAATCCAGTAATATATGCTGCAATGCAGATATATTTGTTTGATACTGTGGACTCTGAATGCGGAACTGTGTTTGATGTTAATAGCGAAAACACTCTAGTTCCGTTTAAACCAAACACTGGTTATCTCCTTAATAACACTGTACCGCCACGACTAACACATTGGATTGCTATGCCTGTTCCTCCTGGACAAGAACGAGTCAGTATCTATGCCATCTGGACTGGTAGTAAGTCATGATAGGTTATGATGAGATCAAACATATAGAACTAGAACTCAGTAGCTATTGTAACGCCAGTTGTTCCTTGTGCCCACGAAATCTTTTTGGTTATAACACCGACCTTGGTTATCCTAAAAGAAATCTCAGTCTGGAAGAAATTAAAAAAATAGTATCAGTGGATTTTTTACAGCAACTAGAGCATGTAAAGTTTGAAGGAAATTTTGGTGATCCACTGTCTAATCCAGAAGTGCTTGATATTATAAAATATTTCAATGTTCCTGTAACAATTACTACAAATGGATTCTATAGGAACAAAGAGTTTTGGCAACACCTTGCTAAACTAGACGTTGAGGTTCAGTTTGGTATCGACGGCATCGATCAGTCTACACACAGTCGTTATAGGCGCGGAACAAATTTTGACCGTATATTGACAAATGCATGCACCTATATAGAGCACGGAGGTAATGCAACGTGGAAAATGATTAAATTTGATTTTAACGTAGATCAAATTGAAACAGCAAAAACCTTATCGCAGAAACTTGGTTTTAAAAAATTTATTTTAATTGAGCATGGCAGAACCAGCGGTCCAGTTTTTGATCAAAATGGTAAACTGATAGACATCCTAGGCGATTGGCAGGGAAGCACAAGTTTCGAAAAAATAAAACAGCAAGTTGATAGTGGGAAAGTTTTATTGGAGGATATAAACCAGCCCAAGGTTGATTGTATTTCTTGCCAGAGTGTTAATCACAAAAGTATCTATATCAGCAGCGATGGCTATGTCTACCCTTGTTGTTTTATGGGGTTTTCTCCCAGCACATACGGCCGCGGAAGATGGCATCAACCTGTAAATCAACAACTTGTGCCGCTGATTAAAGACAATAATGCACTAGTGCATGGACTAGAGCATGCTGTAAAATGGTTTAACAGAGTAAGTCTAGTTCCAGGTGATTTGGTTGTGTGCGATGCTAGTTGTGGACATAATCAGTGATAGGCATAACCTTTACTGATTTGCGTTTTACCTTTAGATATTCACTGTTATCCTTGTGATGCAGTTCCCCTTCACCTAACACCACACTGCCATTTGAATACTTTACAGGACGGTCTACAACTATGTCCACATATTTGCCCTCGCCTACACCCAATGTAATAAAGTGTATGTAACTCTTAGCATCGCATTTGAATACCCTGCTGTTTGCAACTATACCAGCAAACTGAAACCGATCGAGATAGAGTTTTTGCAAGCCCATACCTGGTAAAAAGCCTGGGCTATTCCAAGCACCTTTGTCCAAGAAACTTTGCACAGGATCTTCTGTTACCCAATTATCAAATCCTAGGTCACGTAGATCCCAGCCGGCACGTTTTGCTTCATTGCGATACACCCAACGTGCATAACTGCCTTGACAGTGCATCAAGCAGGCACGCCAGAACTGTTTAGGATTGTGTACCTTGTGATATGCCAGTGCCCATATAAGTCTGCCTAAGTTTACAGCGTGTGCTCTGCACAAGCCAAAGCCTGACAAACTTTGCATTTGATCATAGATCTCATATTTGTCAGGATGATCGCCCAGCCTGCCCATGAACTCCATCATCTTTTCTTCATTCTTTTTAGCAAACGCCCTGCGATACATATCCGCTTCGTATGGGCTTATGCCAATCAGTTTCATAATCTTGTCTATGGCATCGTCCTCATACACAATGGCGTTTTTCTTGATACCTTCTTCTGTCCAATCACGGAACCAACTTGCCTTGCGTCTACCTTCCATTGCAACAGGACGCACCAACGCACTAGCAAACACACAGTCCTCCACGCCTGTGGGTTGCAGGGCACGGAATAATCTTTTCATTGTAGGACTTTCGCCTTGTGTAACACCCAGCACATCACCGCGGCACAGCAAGTCTGCTGTAGCATCATCCTGTTTAGGATATTCGTG